TGGGTTTAAAAGTACTACACCTATATATTATCACAATGATATAGCTCGGTGATTGTATTTACTTATGGTTCTGTGGCATTGATAAGCTTTACTTATGGATGGCTGAGTCGCGGAGTATATCGGCACTTATCCACAGCGACGGGCTGATGATATGCCTCTAAAACGTACACAATCGCGTTATAAAGCGATTTAATAATTCCGAATACTAGGGTATAGGTAGGCCTGTGGATAAGCTGTGTATGCTTTTGTGTGCAGTTTGTGGATAACTTTAAGCGCGCTTGTGGATAACTTTTGGCCTGTCATTACTGGTAATTGTACGGCCGTACAGCGATATCCCTACACTACATCTAGTCGCGTACCCGTACAAAAACACTAGATGTTGTGTTGTCTTATAATCTAGCACTACATCTAGTATCATTGCCTATCAGTTAACACAAGATGTAGTGTTGTCAGTCCGCCTTATCTAAATGAGAATGATTATCATTCGCATATAGTCAAGCCGTATCTAATAGCCTTATAGCCTTTTGTTATATGCCAGCTTGCCTATATGCATATGAAAGCGCGGGGCTTGCTGGCCTAATAGCCTATAAGAATTCTTATCTGTACGGCTAGGGGGCTTTAAGACTTTATGCGACCCCAAGATTTAGGTTCCATGAGACAGTGCGGGCGGGGGGCCCCAAAGATTGACAGTTTTTTAAATTTGCCGTTGTTTTGGCATAATCGCAAAGTCTAATTTTTTTTTTATAATTTTTTGTTATATAGAATGCGTTCTATATAACTTGTGTCAGGCAAGTATGGCAAGTCACACTTGTTTGCACTATTTCTCTCTCAAATTTATTTTTTATTTTTTATTTTTAAAAAAAAGAATAAAAAGGGGGTACAAGTGTGACTTGGGTGACACAGCCTAGGGAGACGTGGCTTACAGAGCGATGAAAATAATAACCCTACTGTGAGAAGGGTGACACAAAAATTGTAAGTATTTGATTATAAAAAGAAACATGCAAAAAGAAGGGGTACAAACCAATGGAATCAATGGGATACAGACGGTTAGGCGTCTTTCTAACCATTTTGTGCATTAGTATATAGGTATTTGATAATAAGTACTGACAAATTATATGGCGATCACAGCGAACACAAAAGTACCAACATTGGATTATTGGAAGCTTGCAAGACATATTGAAGTAGGCGATATGCTGTTCAATAAAGAAGGCATGCCAGTTAAAGTAAAGTTGGTTCAGCATTATTACGTAGAAGAATGCTATGAGGTAACCTTTAGCGATTATGTAGTTGCTGAGGGAGATAGGCATTTGTCTTTCTTGGTTGAGGATAGAGAATACCGCAATAAAACTTTTAGGTATAAGGGCATTAAAAAAATGCGACGACCCCTTAAGTTAAAATCGGTATTGGATTTACAAGAAGAAGGTTTACTGTACGATGGTACAAGAGCCACCTATTCGATCCCAACAACCAAGCCAATAGCATTACCGGCACAAATGCCGTCCATTCCGCCGTTTGTAATGGGGTATTGGGTAAATAGTGAAAAGCAATATAAGCACTGGGGAAAGAAGACATACAGGTTATCGGTATGGAGTATACTAGAAAAAGAAACAGTGGAAAAGTTTAAAGAGTTTGGATATAAGCTCAAAAAAGACTGGAGTAAGTTTGCGGAGTCTTTGCGGTATGAAGAAACACCCAGTATTAAAAAACAATTGCATCCCAACTATCCGACCTATATTCCAGAAAATTATATTATGGGTTCGATTGATGAACGATTGGAATTAATGCAGGGAGTCTTTTATGCGAAGCCTAAATCCTACCGCCCTAAAGAAGATATGTTTTTATATGCCAGTTCGGATTTAAAACAGTTAAAACAATTGCAGGGGGTATTGGAATCGTTAGGCGAAAAGACATCGATCCTGCATAAGAAAACATTAAACTATTATATTTTAAAATTTAAACCCAAATATAAATACTTACCGATTCAATCGGAACCAAAAATAAAAGTGCATCGTAATAGACGCATGATAAAACAAATTAGCCAACTTCCTGCGCAGATGTGTGTGCATATTGAAGTGGATAATGAAGACCCAACATTCCTAGTAGGCGAAGGATTTATTCCAGTATGTTAACACCCAAACAAGAACTTGTTTTAAAAAAGTTCGCGGAGTCTCATCAGCATTGGCCAAAGCCACAACTTGAAGCGGCGATATGGCAAGTGAAATGGCAGCTACAAGCGCTCCCCCACCAACGAGAACCTGACGATGGCGAGTATGATACGTTTCTCATGTTGGCTGGACGGGGATCAGGTAAGACCCATACAGCGGCTCACTGGATTGGTATTCGTGCTTGGAAGTATAATGAAACGCGTTGGTTGGTGACAGCCCCAACATCAAACGATATTCGGGCAACGTGTTTTGAAGGAGACTCCGGGCTCCTCAATATTATACCACCTTCTTTAATCCGTGATTATAACAAATCGTTATTTGAAATCCATTTAATTAACGGATCGATTATACAAGGCATTCCAGCTTCCGAGCCAGAACGGTATCGTGGTAAACAATATCACGGCGCATGGTTTGATGAGTTATGTGCGTTTGAATATTTGGATGATGCGTATGATGGTGTGCAATTTACGCTGCGTTTGAAAGACCCGCGTATTCCGCGTGTTCAGCAGATCATCACCACAACGCCTAAACCAAAAGAGCTGATCGTTGATTTGAACGAAGGTAAGATTGGCGGCGATGTGTATGTGGTCAATGCCAGCTCTTATGATAACAAACAAAACTTATCTGCAACGTTTTTCAAACAGTTAGAGACTTACGATGGCACAGATATTGGCCGTCAAGAGATTTATGGGGAAATTCTAGATCCTGAACAAGCGGGTATCATTAAACGCAAACAGTTTAGAATGTGGCCGAGCAGCAAACCCACGCCGCAGTTGGAATACGTAATTGCTTCATACGATCCGGCAACCTCAGAAAAAACAATGAACGACCCCACAGCCTGCACAATATGGGGAATCTTTGAACAAGAAGATGCAGGCACAGGTGTCATCCTATTAGACGCATGGGATGGGCATCTAGCTTATCCAGAACTGCGTCGTAAAGTAATTGATGATTTTAAAGAGGTAGTATATGGCGCTGATAATCAGTTGTTCAAAGGTAGGAAAGCAGATCTTGTTCTCATGGAAGACAAGTCGGCGGGTATTTCACTTATCCAAGAGCTTCAAGGATCCGGAATTGAGGTCCGAGGCTACAATCCGGGCAGAGCAGACAAAGTACAGCGTCTCAATATCGTGGCACCGCTTGTGGCTAAAGGTAAAGTATGGATTCCAGAAGAGCCTACAAGAAAAGGTGAATTTGCTGATTGGGCTAAGCGTTTCCTGCGTCAAGTCTGTTCATTTCCCGAGGCCGGCGGGCACGATGACTATGTCGACTCATTATCACAAGCATTGCGAGTCTTACGGGATTCTGGTTGGATTCAATTAGATTATCTGCCAGCCCGAGATTATTCTTATGCAGATGATCGAAGTAAAAAATTTGTTAATCCTTACGCAATGTAAGGGCGAAACAAATCTAAACTTTGCATTAGTATGCATAGAACTCAATCAAAGGTTTTTAATTAAAACATGGCACAACAACCACAAATTCCATTACAGCTAGGTGGCAACTTACAATCATTGGATGATCGTGAAGATCAGGTTGAGAAATCGGTCGAACAGGAAGATGAGACAGAAGCTTTTGCTGAAGCCCTTGGTTTGGATGACGAAGATGCCGAACAAGAGGTGATTGAGTTAGACGATGGCTCTGTCATTATTAATTTAAAACAAACAAAGAGCCCACAAGAAGATCCTGAGTTTTATGAAAACTTAGCAGAGACGTTTGATGATGACGTATTGTTGTCATTGGCGATGGAATATTTAGATTACATTGATGTTGACAAAGAAGCGCGTAAAGAACGCGACAAACAATACGAAGAAGGATTACGTCGCACAGGGCTTGGAAAAGATGCCCCAGGTGGCGCTACATTTGACGGCGCATCAAAAGTCGTCCATCCAGTCATGGCTGAATCATGCGTGGACTTTGCAGCCTCATCATCTAAAGAATTATTACCGCCTGATGGAATTGTTAAATCAAACATCAAGGGCGAAGCAAACGAACTAAAAGAAAAAACAGCGGAACGTAAAGCAAACTTCCTGAATTGGCAATTGACAGAACAAGTGCCAGAGTATCGTGATGAGATGGAACAGTTGCTTACCCAATTGCCACTTGGTGGATCACAATTCCTCAAATGGCGATATGATGCTGAACAAAAGCGTCCAACGTGTGAGTGGATTCCAATTGATAACATCCTCCTTCCATATTCATCTACAAACTTCTACACTTCTCAACGTGTGGCTGAAGTGCAAGACATTACGGAAGATGAATATCAAAGCCGTATTGAGCAAGGCATTTATCGCGACGTAGAGAATGCTAACTATTCATCTGACGCGCCTTTGAATGATCAAACACGATCAGAACAAGCGAACAACAAGATCGAAGGCAAAGACATGCCTTCTAAAAATATTGATGGTCTACGTCGAGTCTATGAAATTACATGTTTTATTCGCTTGAAAGACGACCCTCTTACTGACGGAAAACGGGCGCCGTACATTTTGATGATTGATGAGTCATCAAGCAAAGTACTTGGATTGTACCGTAACTGGGAAGCAAATGACGAAAAATTGGAGAAGCTCGACTGGTACGTCGAGTTTAAGTTTATTCCTTGGCGCGGTGCTTATGCCATTGGTTTGCCTCACCTTATCGGTGGGCTTTCTGCTGCTCTTACTGGCACCCTTCGTTCTTTATTGGATGCGGCACACATCAATAATAGTCAAACAATGCTTAAACTCAAGGGTGGACGCATGGGTGGACAAAGCGACCGAATTGAACCTACCCAAGTCATCGAAATCGAAGGTGCGCCAGGGGTAAATGATATCCGCGCATTGGCAATGCCGATGCCGTTTAATCCTCCATCATCAACATTATACAACCTACTAGGCTGGTTAACTGACGCGGCTAAAGGCGTGGTAACAACCGCTGAAGAAAAAATTGGCGATGCTAATAACAATATGCCAGTGGGTACAGCACAAGCGTTGATCGAGCAAGGGGCAAAAGTATTCTCAAGCATTCACGCTCGCCTTCATCGCTCCCAAGCTAAGTCTCTCGCAATCATCTCTCGTATCAATCATTGGTATTTGGATGAAATGGACAATGAGTCCGGAGAAGAGATTGAAGTTCGTGACTTCTCATATAACAATGACGTTCGTCCAGTTTCAGATCCTAACATTTTCTCTGAAACACAGCGCCTAGCTCAGAACCAAGCAGTTCTAGAAATGGCGAAGACAGCGCCCCCAGGCATGTTTGACGTTCGAGCAATGTATCGCCGTGTATTAACTCAACTTAAAGTGCCTAACGTGGATGAGATTTTACCAAACCCACAAGGCGCTAATGAATCTAATCCTGCGCTTGAAAACGTTTCAATGACAATGGGACGTCCATCAGCGGCATACCCAGACCAAGATCACTTGGCCCATATTCAAATTCACTTGGAATACGCTGAGAATCCTAACTACGGTGGTAGTCCAGTGATTGGCCCTACATTCTCGCCATTGGTATTAGAACATATTAAACAGCATTTAACAATGCACTACTTGCAATCAATGCGTTCATATGTAGCGCATGCAGCTGGTGGTAAAGACGCATTTAGTTTGAATGAAGAGAAACCAATTGATTTGAAAGCCCAACAAGCGTTGGCATTGGCATCTCAAATGGTGGATGAGGATTCTACTAAAATCCTTGGCCCATACATGCAAAAAATAAATGTGCTTGCACAAAAAGTTGCTCAAATGCATCAACAAGCGCAACAACAGGCTGCAGATGCAGATCCAACAGCGCAAGTATTGCTTAAAACTCAAATGGCTGAGACACAACGTAAAGCACAAGAGTCTCAAGCTAGATTGCAACAAGAAAATTCTCAAGATCAGCAAAATTATCAACTTAAGATTGCGGAATTACAACAAAAAATGCGCGATCTTGAAACTAAATATACAACGCAATCTAACATTGATAGCCAACGTAACGCAACTCAAATCGCAATGGCTGACCTTAACAACTCATCTCGTGAACGTATTGCGGACGTTTCAGCCCATGCTCAGATGACAGGCGATCAATTGGCAATGCAACATGAACAAGACCAAACAGCGTTAACGGCTTCTCACGAAGCGCAATCAGATATTCGCCAGCATGGTCTTGAGATTGAGCAACAAGCATTCCAACATGCTTCTGAAATGGCGCAACAAGCCGCACAACAAGCAGCTCAACAACAGCAAGCAGTCCAACAACCTCAAGCACCACAAGCTCCACAGCAACCAGGGGAACAATAATGGCTAAATCAGCAGCATGGCAACGTAAAGAAGGCAAAAACCCAGAAGGTGGGCTTAATGCCAAGGGACGCGCTAGTTACAACAAGGCAAATCCTGACAAACCTGGACTTAAAGCACCAGCGCCACATCCTAAGTCTGAAAAAGAAGCTGGCCGCAAAAAGTCTTTTTGTTCTCGCATGGAAGGCATGAAGAAAAAGTTAACAAGTTCAAAGACTGCTAAAGATCCAGATAGCAGAATTAATAAATCACTTAGAGCATGGAATTGTTAAGATGGCTAAAGAAGGATTGTACGCAAACATTCATAAGAAACAAGCTAGGATCAAAGCAGGATCTGGCGAAAAAATGAGAAAGCCCGGAACAAAAGGGGCTCCAACAAAAAAAGATTTTATTGAATCAGCCAAAACAGCTAAGAAGTAAATTAAAATCACTCACAAAGGAAGCATCATGGAAAAAGAATTAGGCTACAAAAAAGCATATAAGATGACAGGCACACCAGGATACGCTGGAGGCCCCGATCAAAAAGTAGAATCAGGTAACTCTGGATCACATCGAGACAACAATTGGAAGATTGGCGCAGCTCAAGCAAAAATGGCTAAACCATCTAAAGTTGGTCCAGATAAAAACTTGAACGAAATCGGTGGCGGTAACTTTTACTAAGCATTGGGGCGGCATAGCCGCCTTATTTGCATTAGTATGGGTATGAAAGACCTATTATCTGAAATCATTAAGCGTCTGAAAGATGCTGAGAATGAACATAAGGAAGCACTAGCTTCTGGAACTAATATCCCAAACCATGAGGTTTATCAAAGGATATTAGGAACTCGTGAGGGATTATCATCGGCTCTTACGATTATTGACCAACTCTTAACAGAGGACGATGAAAATAACTAACGTACTGTAGAGTACAAGGAGGCAGCCGCATGGCAGCATTTGATATTAAGGCTAATGACGAGCCAGATTTACGCTCAGAATTAGAATGTTTTCCAGAAGTAGAACCCGGCATTGAAGTATTGGGTGATCGCGTATTAGTTCAATTACGCCGCGAAAAAACCATGTCAAAAGGCGGAATTATATTTGTGGAAGAAACGACACAAACACTTAAGTTTAACGAGACAGTAGCTAAAGTGATCCAAATTGGACCACTGGCATACAAAAACCTCGATGACTTATCACCATGGGTAGAAGGTCCTTGGTGTAAAGTTGGAGATCTAGTTCGCACAATTAAATACGGTGGTGACCGTTATGTAGTTGATGCAGGCGATGAAGGCGCTCCAGTGGTTTTTATTACATTACAAGCTCGTGAAATCATTTCTCGCATTAAATCTTTTGAATTTGCGCAGAAAATGAAAGCGTTTGTAGATTAACTTTGAAGAAAGATTAGAAAATGGCAGAAAAAGACAACCATGTTCCTATCAAGGAACGTGAAGATGGCACGGTTTTAGCAAAAGTAGACGATCTTCCAGAAGAATTAGAAGATGATGAGCTAAAAAACGGAGGAGAAGTCGATAATTCCGAAGAAAATGAGGAAGACGGCGAAGAACATCACGAAGAAGACTCCGATGAACATGATGAATCGGAAGATGAACGTGAAAAAATCCGTGAAGCTCGTCGTGAAGAGCGCAGATTAAAGAAAGAGCTTCAAAAACAACGTGAAGCTTCAGCAAAACACAAGATTAGTGCACTAGAACGTCGTAATGAAGAGCTTGCTCAACGTTTATTAAGTCTAGAAGGCGCTGCATCATCATTTAAGATGGCTCAACTCGATAAAACGATCGAAGATGAGAACACCCGCGTTGAATACGTGAAAATGAAGATGATCCAAGCTGCCCAAGCAGGTGATGCAGCTGGTCAAATTGAATATTTAGACCAATTAACTGAAGCAAAGCAAAAATTGCAACAGTTAAATCACTTTAAAAAGCAGCAACTCGAGACTGCTAAGAAGCCAAAACAAAATGTACCAACGCCAATGTCATCAGACGTTCAGCAATTGGCTACAGGATGGCTTAAAAAGAACTCTTGGTATGATCCAGAGGCTCGAGACACAGATAGTCGCATTGCAAAAGTTATCGATCAAGAACTAGCAACAGAT